TGCTGAACATTGTGTTAAGAGTTATCTCAATGATCATCTAGTAACACAGATGAAGATGATCACACCAACAGATTGGACAACAGCAATGATGTTACCAGTTGAAAGCTTTAAGAAAGCATCGGTCAGCGAAGTCTGGAAAAATAGCGGAGGCTTATAATGTCATCAACCAGTTTAAACGATTTTATTTCAGAAATTAAAAGAGGTGGACTTGCTCGTCAAAATAGATTTACGGTTTCTGTAGGAAGTGGAAGTACTAATGGTAGAATTGTGCAATTGTTTTGTGAACAGGCAATTCTTCCAAGCTTATCATTCTCTTCGGCTGCTGTAAAATCATACGGTGAAAGTCGTGAAGTTATATATGATAGAAATTTTGAATCTATTACTCTTAGCTTTCTTGTAGATAAAAACATGGAAGTAAAAACTTATTTCGATAAATGGATGGATACTGTTATAGATCCTGATACGCGTAATCCAGGATATTACGCAAATTACATTAGAGATATGGCTATAACAATTCAAGATACTAAAGATAATGACACTTATATTTCTGTATTATATGAAGCATATCCTAAGACTATCTCTGCAGTATCTTTAGATTATAATTCTAAAGATGTAATGAGAATTCAGGTTACATTTAATTATAAGTATCATGTAAATACACAGCTTTCTACTAGTCGTGGTGAACCAGATATTAAGAATGCTCTTGGATTTAATTTACCAGATCCATATAAACTATCACGTCAATTAGGTAATTATTTAAAAGGAAGTGCTACAAATGCTCTTTCTACATCTAGTCTGTATTTTTCTAATTTTAATCAATATCAGCAACAATTAAATGATAGTGCAGCAGTTACAGGTGCACTTGAACGCCAAGGAATTACAACTGGAAAAGGACCTTTATTATAATGATTGATGATAAATTGAGTCAGATTTTTGATGTTGCACCACTTGACAATAAGCCTTTGGCCATGTCAACGCCGGTAATACCAGTTAATCATGCATTAGAGAATGATTTTGAAGTAACAAGAAGTAACTTACATTCATTATTAGCTCAAGGACAGGATGCATTATTTCATGCTCTTGAAGTTGCAAAACAGAGCGAACATCCAAGAGCATTTGAAGTAGTTGGAGGATTAGTAAAACACTTATCCGATGTTAATAGTCAGCTCTTAGATCTTCATAAGAAGAAACAGACTATTGAAGCTCCAGCAAAAGGTGAAACTACTTCAGTTACAAATAACGCTATTTTTGTTGGAAATACTAGTGAACTTAGTAAAATGTTAAATGATTTGAGAAAAGGAAAATAATATGTCTTTACCAATAGCAGCTGCACCGCGATATAAACTAACAGTTCCTTCACTGAAGAAATTAGTTACTTATAGACCATTTTTAGTTAAAGAAGAAAAAGCTTTAATGATCGCTCAACATAGCGATGACTCTGATACAATGATTGCTACTTTAAAATCAGTAATTCAATCTTGTGTTTTAGATCCAATTAAAGTAGATGATCTTGCATTATTTGATATTGAATACATCTTTACGCAATTACGTGCAAAGTCGGTAGGTGAAAATGTAGATATCATTTTAAAGTGTGATACATGCACTGATGATAAAGCTTCTGTAAAATATAGTATTGATCTTACTAAGATTGCAGTTAATGTACCAAAGGATCATAATAAAACTATTCCATTATTTGGAGATGTAGGTGTTATTATGAAGTATCCATCATTAGATATTCTTAAGAAGATTGAAAGTTTAGATGGAAATGATATTGAAGCAGTATTTGATATTATTTGCTCATGCATTGATATTGTTTACAATTCAGATGAGATGTTTCCAACAAAGGATCAAAAGATAGAAGAAGTTCGTGATTTCGTAAATAACTTAACACAAGAACAGTTTCAAAAACTTCAAATGTTTTTTGAAACTATGCCTAAGCTAGAAGAACAAGTAAAGTATACATGCCCATTATGTAAAAAAGATCATAATAAAGTCATTAAAGGACTAGACTCTTTTTTCTAATTTGTTTATATCATGATAGTCTGCAGAATTTCTATAAAATGAATTTTGCATTGATGCAATACCATAAGTATAGTTTAGGGGAGATTGAGAACATGATACCCTTTGAACGTGAGATTTATATTTCAATGCTTATACAATACTTGGAAGAAGAAAAACAACGTTTAGAATCTCAGAAGAAATAATATGGCAAAAAGAACAGGTAATAGCTCGGTAAATTCGAGCATCAGACAAAACACCGCAGCTACCGGTGAGGGATTTGCGCAATTATTAGAGTTGCAAAAGCTTTCAAATGAGCAATTGCAATCTATGAATACTGCGTTATCTGTTTCTATTCTTGATGTTATGAAAGATGTAGCAAAGAATACAGAACAATCTTCTTCTCTATCGCTCTCTCTTCTTGATGCTATGAAAGATATAGCAAAGAATCTAAAAGAATCTTCTCCATCAATTACTTCAACTTCAGTTGTAAATAATTCTAACTCTTCTACAGCAGAAGTTATAGCAAGTAAAGAAGATAAGAATGAAGGTAATGCTCTAGTAAATAAACAAATTGCACTTCTAGAAAAGATTGAACATGCTCTTAGTGGCACTAAAGCTACTGGCAAAGGAAACGCAGTTGCTAGCAATGATTTTGGATTAGGTGGGTTTGCTACTGCAATAGCTGTTGCTTTAGGTGCTATTGTTGGTGCATTTAGAGCTCAGCTTAAAGCTATTACATATTTTGCAGAAATGCTAACACCTGAAAAGATGATTTTAAATATTAAAAAATCTATTTCATCTATTTCTTCAGCATTATCAATGCAATTTGACTTAGTAAAATCTGCATTTTCTGAGAAATTATCTGGTCTTACTAAAATCTTTGACACTGCAATTGACTCAATAAAATCTTTATTTAATATTGGTGGTGAAGAATCAAAGATAGGCAAATTTGTTAAATCAGTTACTTCAGGATTGTCTAGTTTATTTGCACCATTCGTAGAAGCATTCACTGTAGTAAAAGACTTTATGTCTGGAACTGCATCAAAAGCATTTACAGCAATTAAAGATATATTTTCTACCATTGGAGGTAAGTTTGGTTCGTTTGTAGGAGTCTTCAAAGGAGCTGCTGCAATCTTTGAAAAACTATTCTTACCACTTACTATTATAATGACAGTATGGGATACTGTTAAAGGTGCTATTGAGGGATTTGAGAAAGATGGTATTATTGGAGGAATCTCAGGCGCAATTAAAGGATTCTTTAATTCACTTATTTTTGGTCCAGCAGATATGATAAAGGATGCAATTGCGTATGTTGCAGGTATATTTGGATTTGATAATGCTAAGAAAGAATTAGATTCATTTAGCTTTGAAAAAATGTTTTCTGATTTGATTGATACACTATTTTCTGCACCAAAAGCTATTGGTAATTTTATTATTGATATGTTTAATAAATTGAAGAGTTTGGAAATTCCAAAATTTTCATATACAATACCAATCATTAATAAAGAAATTTCAATTGGTCCATTTAAGCCATTTTCTAGTCTTGGTGGAGCAAGTCAGCCTAATGATACTACTGGTGGAAATACTGCACCTAGTTCTGCAGCACCAAACATTGCACCTTCACCAGCGCAATCAGGTGTTACTCCATCACAAACAGTAACTCAATCATCTGGAGAAGTTAGTGCAATGAAAGAGAATCAATCATCTAATATTAGTAGCACTGTTGTTTCTCCTACCGTTAACAACAATGTTAAACAAACTCAGGTTGCTAAGATTGATGCACCTGTTAGAACAAATGATTCTTCAGTTGATCGCTACTTTTCAAGTAGAGCTAGGTTCATTTAATCTACCATCCCACACAATCTCTCCGTTATCATTTCTTACAATCTGATAACGATATAGATCTAATTGCCATACATCGCACGTACGCTTAATTTGTTCTATACCAAGCGATAGAACTTTAAACTCTCCGGCTTTTGCGCCATCTCTAAGCACTGTATAAAATATAGTCTTACCATCTTCTTGCATATATTCTCCAACTAAAAAGGAGGCCGAAGCCTCCTTTATCTATCTACATTTTATGTAGATTATTCTTCCATAGCAATCTTCTTAAAGTAGCTTAATGCTTCTTCATCGCTATCGTCAGAAGAAGCAATGCTTACTTTAGACTTTGCAGAAGTTGCCTTAACTTGACGAACTGGCTCGTCGTCATCAGACATAGATGCTGCAGAAGGAGCGCTATTGCTACTACCTTCAAGAACAGAAGCCATCTTACGTGCTAGTTCCTCATAAGTCTTAAAGTTCTTCTTATCAAGAAATTCAGAAAGCTTATGTTGAGAA